ATAAGGTTAATTGTACAATATTTGGTTTAATATTGATTTCTATACCGGCAGAGGTTATTATTGTTGCTGTTGCTAATTGAAAATCACCGACAGCTCTAATTACATTAGAGGCCATTATAGAACACTTTCACCCATAAGGGTTTCAAATTCTTCTACAAATTGGTCTATATAAGCAGGATCAAGTAATCGTATTCTTCGTAAAGTATCTTGGCGTTTTTCTTCGTATTCACGATTAGTTACTTCTGTTGCTCCTGCATGGGATGTATTATCCGCACCTATATCTATCGTTACAGTAGTATCACCAGAAGTTTGTGCTATTTCATAATGGTGTGTAGCATCAGGATTATCATATTTGTCATTTAGAAAAGCAAGATATTGTGGTGTAGTTAGGGGCCACTGATGATACCTATCTGTTATACCATTAATGAACAAAATTATCCAATGCAAACCAACATCATCATAGAGTTTATGAGCAAGCATTTCTGGTGTTTCACCCTCTTTAACATCGTATGTATCATACAAAAGAGTATTTGTTCTTACATTTTGTCTAAGTGCAACACGTTTGAGTAAATTGGTAACAAGTTTTAAATCACCATTACCTACAGAATCATATGGTATAAGAGGAAAATTTGCAAAATACATTATTAATATCCTAACGCAATATGGTCTTGGCTTAGAATTTCTATTTCATTAAATTGTAATGACAATTTACTTTTTTGTGGTGGAGGGCCACTACCAAGTTTTGAAGATGTTGGTTCATATGCAGTATAACGATCTGCACCATATTCTACACTTACATTAGTACAGAAACACGTTGAAATTTTATTGAGAAAACTGTTTTCACCACCTCTATACATATATTGAATATCAAAGGTGCCAGGAATGTCCATTTCCCTTTTAGTATTGGGATTAGAGTATTTTGGCATCGCATAATATTTAAATTGGTATATAATTTCTTCTATGATTTTAGCTTCTTGTTGACTTTTAGGTGTAAATGTAAATTGATATTGGAAACTTCTTCGGGCCACTTGTTCAAACATTAATTCCATTCTTGGTGTTCTAACTGTTCCTCTTTCTAGAGCAATCAGAGTTGAGGCACCAGAAGCCACAGTATCTACGGTACTTTCTAACGTCGCCTGTAATGCTTCTTTTACACCAGGCGTTGCAGCATTTATGGCGTTTTTTAATTTAGTAGTTGTATCACCCCCTTTGAATGAGTCGATTGCAGCCATCCCGGCCATTGCCAATGCACTTACCTCTGGCTCGGCATATTTTGGTTCATATGATACTTGAACACTGGGAGGCATATATAATGCTATGGATTTTTCAAGTCTACTTGTTGGTAATTTATCTAAAACAATAGAACGATTAAGTTTTCCTGAAGCTCCTTTTGCATCTGTTAATTTAGTAGGGTCTACTTTATCGAGAGCAGTTGTTCCAAGTTGAGTCATACCCGCAAACTCATCACCTGTGGCTATACTCATTTCTTTTTGTACTTTTCTAGCAGCATCATGTATACTTTTTCGTTCTCTAGTGGTCTTTACTTTTGAATTGGTTCTAGTGTTGATATGAAATAAAATATAATGACCTTGTTGTGGATCATTATCAACATTCATGGGATATGTTAAAATTGAAGAACTACCTGTTCTTGTTGTTTTCGCAATAGTATTAAGACTTGAATTGGAACCCTCTGGATTCAACCCTGCAATGGATTTTACACTTGAAGCAGCACTTTTAACTGCTTTATTTGCCATCCCAGCAACATTTGCTCGGACTGCTCCAGAAATACCTGTTAATAGTGCCATCCTAAATATCCTTATAAAACACTTTTAACTATTTATACATCATGGCGTACAAAGGTAGATACACCCCCACAAATCCCAAAAAATATAAAGGGAATCCATATAACATAATTTACCGTTCTCTATGGGAGCGGAAATTTATGGTATATTGTGATACCAATGATAAAATTATAGAGTGGGGAAGTGAAGAAATCATTATACCCTATTTATCTCCTTGGGATGGTAAAGTACACCGTTATTTTCCAGATTTTTATATTAAAGTTAAACAATCAAATGATAATATTAAAAAATTCATTATTGAGGTTAAACCCAAAAAACAAACCAAACCACCCAAGCCTGTAGAGAGAAAAACTAAGAGATGGATAAATGAGGTTAGAACATTTGGTATAAATGAAGCAAAGTGGAAACATGCATCTAAATGGTGTAAGAATAACGATATGGAATTTAAAATACTAACTGAGGACGATTTAGGCATTCGTTATAAATAATTATATGGCTCAAAGTAAATTTATACAAAGTGTTTTAGATGCAGCTGGTGGGAGGCCTCGGTCAACCCAATGGTATAGAGATAAGATCAAAGAATTTGGTAAGCCTGGTGCTTTGGATTTAATTCGTGATGGTAAAAGAAATAACAAACCTTTTTATGGTAAATTAAATATGTTTTTCTATGACCCAAAATTTAAAAAGAAGTTACCATACTATGATACCTTTCCTTTGGTTCTACCTCTAGAAACATACAATGATGGATTTTTGGGAGTTAATTTACATTATCTACCAATTCCACTACGAATAAAATTACTTGATAGATTAGTAGATTACTCTAACAATACAGCCTTTGATGAAAGTACAAGATTAGTAGTAGATTATAGTAGATTGAAAAAAATAAAATTATTAAAACCAACCATACACAAATATTTAGCTGGTCATGTAAAATCACAGTTTCGTAGGATAGATGCAGATGAATTTACAGTAGCCACATTGTTACCAGTACAAAGATTTAAGAAGGCATCTTCTAAAGAGGTATGGGCAGAATCTAGGGGTATGATCTAATGGAAATTCCTAAGTTTTTAGAGGGTGGAGCATACGGATTATTAAATGATGTTTTATCTATGTTTCATAGTAATGATGGATATGCACAACCTAACAGATATGAAGCGATAATTCTACCACCATCAAAACTTAATATAGGTGGTGGAAATCAACAAAACATTTTTGCCAGTTTGATGCGTACACAAAGTAGTCCTAATGATTTAAGACAACTTAGTTTACGAGCAAGTAATGTAACCCTTCCTGGCCGGAATTTATCAACCTCTCCCGAAAGTAATGTGTATGGCCCAGAACGTGAAATTGTAGAAGGTGTTACTTATGCAGATGATATTTCTATTTCTTTTCAGGCAAGTAATGATTTAAAGGAGAGAGTATTTTTTGAGAATTGGCAAAAATTAGCTTTCAATGAAACATCATGGAATATGGGATATTATTGGGATTATGTTGGTGAAATAGAAATTTATATGTTAGATAAACAAGATCAAAAAAGGTACGGAATAAAACTCCATGAAGTATTTCCAAAAACAATTGGAACCAACGAATTAGCATATGATACTAACGATACGTTGATGTTAACACCTATAAGTTTTACTTTTAGATATTGGACTTCTTTAGACCAAAATCAAAACCCCGGCGGAAATATTTTTGATAAAATGACAGAAACAGTCGTAAATGTAGCAGAGAGAAATTTAACTAGGAATATTCCTAGAGTATTGAATAGATTATAATAAAGGATGAAAAATTATGGCACTACCCAAACTTGAAACTCCAACCTATGAGTTGGAGCAACCTTCTACTGGTGAAATGATAAAATACAGACCTTTCCTAGTAAAAGAACAAAAAACACTTATGATAGCTCAAGAATCTGGTGATGACAAACAAATTAAAACAGCGTTGGCCGGACTTATAAGTGGTTGTACTTTTGAAGAAGTAGACCCTTTTGAAGTTCCCATATTTGATGTTGAATTTTTATTTTTAAGGATACGAGGAAAATCTGTAGGAGAAAAGATTGATTTAAACCTTTTATGTCCAGATGACGGAGAAACTAGAGTTAATAAAAGTATCAATCTAGAAGATATTGGTGTGAATATGAAAGTTGGTCACACTAATGAAATTGACATTACAAATAAAATAAAAGTAATTATGCGATATCCTACACTTAATGATATGGAAGATATAGATGCTGAGACAGCAAACTCAGAAACCATTTTTAAAATGATTAAAGATTGTATTCATGAAGTACACGATGGTAAAAAAGTTTACAATAGAGTAGACATATCTGAAAAAGAACTTGATGAGTTTATTGATAGTTTAACAGGAGAGCAATTTGAAAATGTGGCTAAATTTTTTGAAACTATGCCAAAAGTTCAACACTCTATAGAGGTGATAAACCCAAATACTAAAAAGAAAAATGAAGTAGTTATTGAGGGTATTCAAAGTTTTTTCGGTTAACCCTTTCTCATGATTCTGTTTTTAATTATTATAAAACAAACTTCTCAATGATACAACATCATAATTGGAGTTTAACAGAATTAGAAAATATGATGCCATGGGAAAGGGAAATATATGTAGGACTATTAGTTGAACACGTTAAGGAAGAAAATGAACGAATAGCAAAACAAAAATGATTAATGGATTAATTAAAGCTGTAATAGTGTTGGTTCCTACATATATTACAGCATATCTTACCGATAAGATGGTTTATGTGA